CTTAGCCTCTATTCTAAATTGCTTATTAAAGGACTCTACTCTACCCTTTACATCGCCCTGTAAATCTGGCTCCGAAAGGGCTGTGCCAATTGCACCACTCATGGGAACTCTTTTCCACAGGCTCTTGTCAATATGTTTATTCAGCAGGTCAGTAAGATCTCTCTCGAAACCTGACCCCTTTACTTTACTCTTAAATGGCATTATTTGTTTTCCAGTCTATTTGACTCTGGGTCAAACTTCAATGTTATCGTACCAACCGGCCCGTTACGAGCCTTGAGGATAATGTACTCCATCATGTTTCTATACTTGGTTTCCTTATTATAGTATTCATCTCTATACAAACCTATAACATAATCAGCATCTTCCTCTAAATTCCCAGATTGCCGTAAGTCAGACATCATGGGTCTCTTATCATCTCTACCCTCTACACCTCTATTCAATTGAGATGCCGCTACTACGCACACATCTTGGTCGTTAGCTATTAGTTTACACATACGAGATATCTGACCCAACTCGGCTGTTTGGTTGTCTCCCCTTTCTGAAAGTAGTTGCAGGTAATCAACATACACTATCTTTATATTTTTAGACGATTTATACTTATAGATAGTTGATTCCATATAGTGTACATCTGAATTAAAAGTAGTATCAATATAGATTGGAAACTCCCTGATCCTTCTCATGGACAAGCCAATCTCTTCTATCTGCTTTTTATCCAAAATACCGAGTCTTATATTCTGAATTGACACACCAGAATCAATAGCTACTAATCTCTCAACCAGCGCCTGATAATTCATCTCTTTCTCAAAGAAAAGAATTGGAGCTCCCTGCTTCCCATCCGCTATAATAGAATTACAGATGGTTGCGCTCTTTCCAGAACCCGGTCTTCCACCTATTATCCATAGGTCTCCTGAGCATTTACCGCCAGTGGTTACATCAATATCCCGCATTCCCCAAGACACTCCCCTAATTCCAGGATTGGTAGTTCTAGCTACTATGTCATCAAACGACTTTTTTATTCCGTCCCCAATATGAACAGTACCACCCCCACCAGATGCCTCAGTTAAAGTATCCAGCGTCTTTCTAAATTCTTGAATCGATGTTTCTACGTTATCTAATGTGAGGCTATCTGCTTTTACTTTAGATGCAGATGACACAAATACTCTACCCTTATAGGATGCTATCAAATATGTACAGTATTCCTTTAAGTTCTCCTTATTGAAATCCTGAGATGATAGATATTCTAAATATTCTTTACCCCCCACCTTAGATAAACTACCGGAACTGTCTAACGAATTAGCCACCATCTGAATATCAGGAACCAGCTGCCTCTCATTAAGGGCTTCAATCTCCTGATAGATAACCTGATGTGGGAGTGCCGACATCATAAAATACCTTACACCAGTGCCATAGTACAATTCTGGATACTTTAACAATGTAGAAATAACCGCTATCTCATGTTCGGTAGAAAATAATTTGTCTGCTGTCACCTATTTACTCTCTTTCTTACCATCAAGGTATACGCTAGCCTTGTCTGGATCTATCTTCTTGGTAGCCAATATATTCTTCTCCATACTGTTTATCAAACGTTCAAGACTATATTGTGCTGGCATAGAGCCATCAATACCTAGCGTTTTTTCCAGTTTAGACCGGCATATTGTGTGCAATAAGCCATAAGGAAACTCTGTAAACGACTCTTTTCTAGATATATCTATTATAGCAAAGAATACAGATGTTCTACCAAATACCTTACATAGCTTACTAAAATTTATAATCTCGGATCTTCCGACCTCTATCCCCATAAGAGCACCATAAAACTGCGCTAGCACCACTCCTGAATTTTGGGCTGTCTTTAGCTTGGCAAAAAATAGCTCCGCCAAACTTTCTGATGTATCTGCCATTAAGTACTCCTTCTACAAAAGTAATCCCAAGTCCACGCCATTATCGGTAAGCGTCTGGTGTAATCCAACCTCCAATGCCATTATCTTATGATGTTCCAAATTCAATTCCAAATGATAGTTTATGGCCTCTATAATCTCATGTAATAACGTGCTATTTCTAACATCCTTGTCTACATCGTTAGCCACACGCATAAGCTTCTTATCTAAATCACAAAATCCAACATTACCACCCATATCATCTATGCTCTTAGATGCGTCTAAAGTATAAATATAACCTAGTATTTTTAGTAACTTCATTGTGCTCCAATCTTTTGTTAGACCCCGCCGCTCGGAGTTATATTCCATCCGATGACTTTTAGTCAATGCTCCGATAAGGATGGACACGGCAGGGTAATGAACGGGTGAAGTTGGATGGTGGTGACTTATTGGTTTTTTAGGATTTTGTCTTGCTACCAACGTCCATAAGACCACAACTTACGCACCCGAAACATTTATCTATTCGATGCTATTTGAACAGTTCGTCTACATTGCTCTGAACAGAGTCCAACAATTCCTGAGGAATAACCGCATCCGTAATGGAGTCTACTTTACTAGCTGCCCGTCTTGCGGAGAATATATCTCTAAGAGATACGCCTCTCATCAGATCAACCAATTCTGGAGGAGTCAACTTAATAGTAACATTATCCAAGTCGAATAAATCCTCTTCCTTGATTTCTGGCTTTGGAGAAACCTGCCCAGCTATTGGAGTAATAGTTTTACTCTTACCGATACCTGACACAACTAACGTAACATCGTAACCAGTAAGCCCAACTCGCTCTCCACTAGCATCGAGAATAGCGTTATTAATTGCGTCCAGTTGGTCAAACAATGTAACGCCTCTGGACAATACCTTTATTCTCATAGATGGTGCAGCGTCTCCAGAGATGATCTTACCACACTTACAAGTAACTGCTCCAGGAGTGTTCTGATTAAAGCGGGACTCCAGGCCACATTCACAAACTCTAACCATTGTCTTATCCAACACGTTAACTAAGTTGGCAATTCTTCTAGGTGAATACTTACTCTCTTCCCTGAATGTCTCCGGGAATTGCATAATCAACATCTTATTGCTGGCACATACGGGACAGTCATCACCCAAACAAACTACAGTAGCTTTATTTATGTAATGTGTTTGTACTGGTAAATACCCATCTGTGAGAATGCGAACTGTATCAGTCCCATTCAAATCTAGAAAAGCGGTCTTCTTGCTATCAAACAAAGACGCAGTTTTCTCTCTCGGTGTTCCAAATTCTTGTAACGGCATTTTTTATTTTTCTCCTTCTTCTTTTTTATTTTCTTCTGTGCCTGGCTTATCGCTTATGGCGTTTAGAAGATTTTCAAATGTTGTAGTTCTCTCACTCTCAATAAATTCCATTGCCTCTTTTACAGCGGCGGGTGTGAGTAATTTAGGCTCTTGCAGTCTTAAATTCATATATCTTAAATATGTCCACTCTATGTCAACCAATTGCAAGTATCGCAACAACTTTATTGCATCTGGATTAGATGCTATCACATCTGGTATATCTGTGATTGAGTCAGATATATGTAACGGTTCAAACTGTACAAACTGCCAAGTTCTTTCTACTGATATTTGTTTATTCATCCTTATGCTCCTTTTCTACATTATCAACTAACTCCAACTTCATTTGATCTAACTCATTATTCGGAATAAAGTTGAGTGTATATTTCTTAGACGACCTAATTTTATCGTAGTCCAACGTAAGCTCTTTTACATCAAGCAACACCATAAGCTGTATTAATGTACCATACATTTGACTACGCTCATTGAACATTTCGGCGAATATGTTATAATTAGCTCTAGCATCATCCGCCTCTCGACTAAGGAAATCAGCAACTCTATCAGTCATTATTTTCTACCTCCTCTTCTTCTAGTTCTTCTACCACGTCAATAGACGTATGTTTATTAAGTACATTATACACCGATTTCTGTATTTTGTCAAGGGTTTCTGGATGCTCAGCAAGATAAGCTCCAGCAGCTAATTTACCCTGACCAATGGTAATATCCTCAAATTTGTAGTATGACCCCTTTTTCTTTATCACACTTAGCATAGAACAGAAGTCTACCGTGTCAGATAGAGTATCAATACCCTTACCGAATATTATGGGTA